CTTTGAGTTCATCATAAGACTTATAGTTCTTAGGATCAGAGAACTCGGATAGATCATATGCTTTGTTATATACAGCTTCAAGCTTTTCTTCATCACCGTCATATAGAGGGCTAGCACCACGGAACTCTGATTTATCGTAGTTACGATAACCTTCAACCTGGCGAATCTTTAATACAAAGTCTGCACCTTCCCAAAAGTTAAATGGGTCCACAGGCTTTTCATCTGGAAACTCGGGTTGTAGTTGGTCCATGATTTTATCAAAGATCTTTTTACCGAACTGATACATCATTACTTTACCTTCATTTTCAGGAGCAGAAGGATCAGATACAACTAAGACATTAGCTACATAATGTAGACGACGCTTACGTTGTCTTACTGTTTCCTTATCAGACTCAACACCTGAGTTCCAAAGGCGTGTATTCATTTCAGATACTGGATCTTGTTGACCAATAGATGTAAGTGATCTTTCAATGTACCACTGACCTGTTGGTCCTTTGAAACCATGATCCCAATAACGAACCCAAGGTAACTCATTACCTTCAGTTGCTGGAAGGAACCTTAGGATAGCATAACCATTGCCGGCTTTATCTACTGTTGGTTTCCAAATACGATCATCGCCGTATTTCTTTTTCTGTTGTTCTCCACCTGCAGATTGTGCTGCTGCGACTAGTTTCGAAAAGTCGGTACGTGTACGTTTTAAATTTGCAAAAGACATTTATATTCTCCATATGTTTTTATATTTGCTGAATTATCCACATTATTCATGATATGATTATTATATACTAGTTTACTCAATAGGTAAACTGTTTTGTCGAGGTAAAAAGTTTAATCTCATTGCCTCGGCCTCAATTTTATTTTTTATAATTGGTGAAATGAATTTCTTCACTTCCTCTAGTTCCACCTCATGCTTTTCACAGAGGTGGATGACTGCATCCATATAGGATGACTTATGACTTTGGACGGTAGTTTCTATTTCCTTTGCGAAGTCGCTTTTGGTTAGAAAGGTTTTTTCTTGCTGCATTATCCTCATTTTCCATTTCTTGAGTATATTCTTCGCCGATGTCTGGATAGAAGACACCAACTGTTCTTTTAGGTGTACCATCTGAATGGTATGCCATTGTTACACTACGATAACGAATACGGTTTTGTTTTTCTTCACCGTAACGAAAATCTCGATACACGCCGTCACCTAAGTATCTTTGTAAGTTAAAGATATAAGCTTCAGTATCAAAATAAGCTTGTCGCTCATTCTTATCCTTACTGTCTTTGAAACCTTTCATAGACTTAAGAATATCTTTTTGATATTTTAGCCAGTCTTTTACTTTATTAGGATTTAGAGGATGATCCTCAGGCAAGTCACGAATAGCCTCATCAATAGATAAGTTTTTAGCAGGACCACGAGCTTCACGTGCTTTTTTCATACGCTCGACAAGAACAGCTTTTTGCTCTTCAGTAAGCTTACGTTTCTTACGTGTCTTTTTTACTTCACCCATAACGGTGCCTTTGACATCTTCTCTAAATTTATCACGCTTTGACATGTATGTAACTCCTTCAGTTTACTATTATATTCTACCACAGTCGTGAGAAAAAGTAAACCTTTTTGTTTCGTTTAGAAACAATTACTTACGTTTTTTTTAATTATGAATTTTCTTCATCAAGAGGAATGAGTTCAATCTCGCCGTCACGTGTTCGATAACGAACAAATCCACCTTCGACTAAATAGTCGATTGTATGTTCTATGGTATCGTTCTTATCGCCTTCGCCGTAGTGTCTTCCAATCATGAAAGCACAACCAGCAGCACCGGCTAATAAGATCCACAATACAGCTTGTGATGAGATGTAAATCATTCATTCCCCTTATAGCGTAGTACTATTTATATTACGTGTCAACACCGTTAAATGTACAGTCAAACGAGATAACGCTATCAACTCGAAAAGATCGCCATTGCTCTGATCCTACATCAATTACACGAATGACATCATTGTTAAAGCTCTTGCTTTCTTTGTCAGTGTTTTGATCTTTGGATGTTGTAGGTATCCAATCTTCATGAAGAGTGCACATCATATCACGCTCTTCACCATTTGCTTTTTTAAAGATTACACGGCATTTACGTTTCCGCAACTCGACAATCATTTCTTCACGATTCATCATTAGATGATCCTCCATTAGCACGTCTTTCATTATCTGCAATTATCCTTTCCAATAATTTTTCAGCACGACCTAAACGATAGTTGATCTTAGAAATCTTTTCGTTTAGATCATGCACTTTCATTTCTAATTGATTAGTCCCAGTCATTATCGAACCTTGTAGTTTCGTACATGACTTCGCCATAATATTCTTTGGCGTACTTAGAAGCATCAGTCCATGCATACATGTTTTCACCTTCTTTAGGTATTTGCATGAAGTCACGCTTAGCTTTTTTAGCTTTCTTTTTTACAGTAGCTGATTGAGCACGAACCTTAGCCATACGCTGTTTACGTGCTTCGTTTTGTTTTTTCGTTTCAGCGATTCTTTTGATTAGCGCCATACGATCGTCATAATTAGTTGCAACAGTCATTATATTCTCCTTCAATTTCTATAACCTTTCTACCACAGTTAAAAACAAATGTACACCATTATTTTTAATTTATGTAATGGTGTATCATTTATGTTACAGTTCATTTGGATTGTTTTTGTAAAGTTTAATAAGTTGAGAAAGTGTTAGATTATAAAAGATAGATGTTTTAGGATTATGAGGAGGGAAGATTAAAAAATCCGTAGTGGATGGAAGGTTAAGAGATTTGATATGTTTAATGATTTGAGGAATGGTTTTAAAAGATAGAGGTTGATTATAGTTAGTGTGGTTAATAAGAGTATAAGTCATATGTGTCTCCTTTTCTGACTATAACCTTTCTACTATAGTTTAAACTAAATGTACACCATTATTTTTAATTTATGTAATGGTGTATCATTTATGTTACACCTCTCTTCTTATCTAAAACAAACGTTCCTTCGGATAAGTAAAAAGATTTCATAAGTTTAAAATACGTTTCTGGTTTGAAAGTTACAACATCAAACTGTTTCATCTTTTCATTCCACTGGCGAATATGACAATAGTCATCGTATAGCAGCGCTTGCACATCCTCGAGCTCACCAGTGTCATCCATCACAGTGATAGTGGTTTCATCCATATCAAATTCTACAGTAATCATTCTTTTACATTCAAATTACTGGGGCTGTATTGTTCCCCATTATATTGAGATCCAGTTTTACTTTTACCTGTTTCAACGCCGCTGTTACATCCAACGACAACTAATAACAAAAAGAATACAGACCAACCTACTACTCTTTTAGTCCACAGCATAAACTGATCAAAAGTTTTCTCTGCTTCGATTTGTGCTGATTGTTTCGGATCCATCATTCAGGCTCCACCCATGGATAACAAGGTACAAGAATACTTTGCTTACAGTATCTCGCGTTGTCAACTAATAACAATGGTACGCCAAAAATAAAGAATGCACATACAAGAAATGCCCATCCTAGTCCTTTTGTAGTACAATAATTTTCACTCATTTACCACTCCTTGTAGTGTCCCATTTTTTCGTTATCACGGTAACCTGCAGTGTAGGCTGTAATTTCTGCAGGAGTCATATCTTTCATTTCAACTTTATCAGACATATTTGTATCGCCTGTAAAGTAATGAGGATTGAAAGGACGGCGGTAGTAACTATCAGCACCACCGCGATCAAAAGGTCCGCCATGTCTTTTACTATATCCCATTACGCACCTCTATAAAGCTTACGGATATTATTAATGTCTTCGAATCCAATATCCATTTTCCACAAAGCATGCTCAAAGTCCTGATCACATTCAGGATCGCAATTCTCATTTACAATAAGAAGACGAAGAGCTAGCTTCCAGTTACATTTAAGAGAATTCATTCTTGAACGAATGTTTTTACGAAGATCTACAAGAGCTTCTGCTTCTTTTTCTTTTGCGACTTCGATACCTTCATCAAGTATATCGCAAAGCTCATCCCATAAAAGTTGCTTTTGAACTCGATTCATGCCGTTCCATTTTTCCATGAAACCTTGACGAGGACGAAAACCATAAGCATCTTTGTGTAAGTCAGAAATTAAATTATCGTCAAAACAAAAAGCCATATCATATCTCCTTCATAACTTATAGTATTATTCTACCACAAGTAAATTAGAATGTACACCTTTTTGTTTTGTTTAAAATCAATCACTTACGTTTTTTTCTTCGAGCTCTTCTTCTTTGGCTTTCTTGAGTTCAATAATAGTTTTGTTTAATTCAATAACTTCATTTTCAAGATGGCGTATCTTTTTCTTTAGTTCACCTGTGTTTTGCCATACCATTTTGTCTACGTGCTGTAACTCGCTCCACATAGAGAAAACTACACCACCGATGAATAAAACACCAAGTATAAGTAAGATAGCCAATACATCCATTATGCAGCTACCTTAAACCACTCTGGTACATCACGCTTAGTCCATACCATTTTAAATCTATCTTGCTTTGTTTGATAGTATTCTTGATATGATCTAACAGATTGTCCTTCATGAATACACTGCGGTTCATGAGTCATAGCAAGTTTAAATTCTGTAAATGGCACCTGTGGAATATTCGTTGGCACTAATTCCAACCAAGGACGTAATTTTTCTGTGCCGTGCTTTTTGCCATAGCGATAAGTATACTCGTCAAGTAAAGCAACAAAGTGATCATAATGCCAATTGTAATTATATACTGATTCCATACTCCATACAGTACATGGATGACCATGATGCACAGCTTTGTAAAGTACATTTTCCATTTCTGGATTAGGATGCACCCAATAATTAATCATACGTTTGCCGGATTTTGATGGACGTTTTTCTGTGTAACCATCAAGCATACGATGAGCAGTAGATAACATTTGTGCAGACTCAACTATCATCTTAACAACATGCTTGTCGCATTGCAATTGAGCTGCAATTACTGGATCACGATCTAAGACAAAAATATTCATTTGTTTAACTTCTTTCTCATTTTAAAATGCATATCACAGTATTTTTCTGTGTTGCTGATTGACCAATCAAACTTTTTTGAGATACTCTCTACAAAACTTTCGTAGTTCTTCCCGTTCCACTTCGATATCAACTGCCACAGGATCTCGTCGATTTGCATCCAGTTCATATTTTTCTCGATCTTCCGCGTATTTCCTTCTGATGAACGCATGATAAGACTCATACTCCCTTTCTTTTTTAACCATTGATTCGGTTCCTTACTCTATCTTCATATATTCTATAACAAAACACACCAATTGTAAACCCCAAAATGTCAATATTTAGTAAAGTAACCGCAAAAATATTAGCGAAGAATAAACACGCCACATAATCATACCATCTCAACTCCATATCAACGCAGGCAAAACAAAAATCAATAAGAATATTGCAACAACATATAAAGCCCATTTCTCTGGACCATCAATCCAAGGTTGCTTTTTAGATTCATCCCATCCTGTTTTTAAAGCCTCTTTCCAATTCATCTTCATTTTGATTGTGCTGTCTCCATATCATTATTCCACTTCTCTAGATTTGCTACATAGTTAACCATGCTGTGATCTGAAAAGTTATCTACTCCACCTTTTTTTAATCCCATCCACATACCACGCCAACGATCTTTAACACGTTGCCATGAAGTAAGTTTACGGACATTGCCATAGGCATTCATGTAATGTTCAGTTCCATCATGGCGATATCCCATAGCAGCAAACGGAACTCTTGTCACGATGTCATTGTTATTAACCCAACGATGATGCGTAACATTAAGATCTCTTACATATTTTTTCCAACCAGCTCTTGGTGATCCGTAGGTATAAACTTCAACCGGATCTTGTAGATCTGGATCATGCATACAACGTCCTGCCATAATAGTTGTCATCGCTGCGCCAAGAGAATGACCAGTAAACCATAAGCTTTTGTTACCTGGATTTGCAAGAATATCTTCCTTGACCATAGGCCAAAGATCGTCAACCTCTTGCTTGAATCCCTGGTGCACTCTTGATACTGTCTCTGACTTGACAGGGAAAGCTTTTAAGTCTGCTTTTAAATCATTAAACTCTTTTGGTTCCGTACCTCTACAAACAATAACTACATCATCTTTATTCCAGATACGATAAGCCTGTGCTCCATCTCTATCATAGTACTCAGCGTCAGTAAATCCAAGTGGCTTTATTTGTTGCGCCACTTTTTTCTTATCATTATAAGCAATTTTACTTAGCTTGGCAAAAAGCAAACTTTTTTGCTTCAAGTTCATTTTTTCTATTGGAACTCTCGCTATCATGGTTTACTCCGCTTTCCACAATGTCCAAGCACCATAAACAATTGCAACACCAGCAGCAATCTTTGCCAATGGTGCCATGAATAGTACAAGAAAGCCAAGCGCCATAAGTGCTACACCGTCAAGACTCGTTCTTTCTTTTAATCTATTTTTTAGCCAGTTCATTTTCCAACTCCTTTAATCGTTGTTCTATGTTATCTATTTTCTTTGTCACTTTGGGGTATCTTTTTCTCCAAGCTTCAGGATCATCCTGTAACCAGTCCCAACCAAAGCGATCTACTAAATAATCTAAGTACGCGTCAAACTTTGACATAAGATATAACGCAGCATGTGTATTTCTAAACCATGCTAGAAAAGCTGCACCTACAATGGAACCTGCAATTGCTGTATATATCCATAGAGTATCACCAAACATTCTTGCAAATAAATCCATCGTAGTCTCCTAGTATATTTTCTTAACAAAGTAATCAAAAGGAACAGACGTTCTGAACTCAACCTTGTGGCCTAAATCATCTATGCCTTTTAAATAATTATTGGTAATCTTTTTAATTTCTCTTAAACGAATTTCTCTAGAAGAACCCTCATGATTTATTGTAACTACAAATAAGTCATTGAAAAGTCTGTATATGAATCCTCGTTCTTTATTCTTACTCATTTTAAATTCCCTTCAAGAGCTTTCTATACATCATTATTTATAAATATTCAATAAGGACATAAGGGAAATAAAAATGGCTGCAGCGAAAACACTACAACCGGATTCAATATTTGCTGAATTAGATACAGATGGTGATGGAGTCATTACCGATGAAGAAATGGCTCGTGCAAAAGAGATTGCCGAGTACGAACACAAACGTAAGATGCAAGAAAATGAAGATAAGAAAGAAGATCAAATACGCGCTATGGCTTGGTTTGCTCTCTGGGGCATGCTTCTATATCCAATTACAATCATTATAACTTCTATGATGGGGAAAGATACAGCTGCGCAATTAGTAAGTGACATAGCTCCGACTTACTTTGTCGCTATCGCTGGCTTAGTAGCAGCGTTCTTTGGGGCACAAGCTTACACCAAAGGTAAGGCAACACCCGAAAAGAAAACTTAAGTAGATATTTCAAGATCTTTAGTTTTCCAATCTAAACAGGTGTAATTTATTATAGTCCAACCTTCTGTTTCGGCTGCAACAATTCCTTCAGCTAACGAATCCAGGCAAGCATCTAATCTTATGTACACAACTGGATTTGCTAGGTTCTTACAAGTGTCAAGTTCTAGACTACATGCAAGTATTATTGCAGCCCACATATCATTTTCCTTTATATATCGTTTGTAGATGAGTCTCAAACTGCTCTACTTTTGCAAGTCTATTTGGCCAAAGAATATATTCTTTTTCAGGATTCTTTTTTAAATTGTTTAGCAATGGCACAACAGCATTGTAAAGATTATCTAATCTTTCTTGCGTTGTAGTAGCAAGTTGTTCAGCATCATTGGCAAGTGCAGCTGTTTGCTGCACCGCCGAAAGTTCATCTTCATCGACTGCTGTAAAACCAAAGTCGAATATCTCAGACATGTTGTTTCCTTTTTTGCGACTTCCTTCGGAGGTTTCGAAGTTTGGTATAAAGTCGTTCGGTCTTTCCTAGTAATATTTCTTTTGTTTCTCTACGTTTTGCTCGAGCGGCTTGTGACCGCGCCATACGTTCAGATCTAATCATTACTTTACCTCCGTTTGTTGATTGGTCTCGATGGCTGGATTTGAACCAACGACCTCTTGTACCCAAAACAAGCGCACTACCAAACTGTGCTACACCGAGTTAAGTATATTCTATACTAAAGTTGGATAAATGTAAACTACTTTTTTTCCTCCATTAGTTTTATCGCAGCGTTGTACGAGGTGCGAGAGATGACACCTTCACGTAGTAACTTCTCTCTATTTGCCATATGCTTCATATGGATCTCTTCTTTATTCCCACCAAAGTATGCTACGGCATGGCCTTCTTCTATAAGAACATCAGTAAGTTTTTCTTTCTTACCTTCATGTCGTTCAATCCAAAAATCTCCAAGAACACGACCAAACTTACCTTTCATATCTTCACCATGTCTATCTTCGGTTGTGATAAGTCTTATGCTTCCAGTCATGAGTTCCTTTACTCTTGCCTTAGCGGCTTCTCCAAATAGATCTTCAACTTTGTCAGAAGTACGTGATTCAGGTGTATCAATACCTATGATACGTACACGTTCATCTCTTAACATGATACCAAAACCTAGATGAATGTCCACATCTACTGTGTCACCATCAATAACTTTTAGTACTTCTACGTCGTATTCGTTGTGATTAGTCATTTTCATACCCTTATTAGTTTATAAGAGTATTTATTATGCCTATGAAAAATCTTTGTAATCCAGTGAAAAGTATTTATCGATCATTTCTAATCGTTCATGTGCAGCACCCATAGTAGATAATTCTTTTTGTATTGCTTCTACAATATCGCTATGTTCACCGATTCCTGCTGAATTATTCATATAAACCATAATGTTAGTTTTAGCTCGTTCCAACTCGCCTTCGGCATGCATTCGAGCTGCTTTAATTAATTGTGCTGATAGACTCATTTGTTTCTCCACTTATAAGGGTTTCAATTTTACATTCTCATCGTAGATGCCATAACACCATCCGTCCTTTTTCATTGAACCAAAACCAACTCTTTTTGCGAACGCTTCTCTATTCTTTGCGCCATCTTTCCAAGATGAAAGACTAGGACCAGCATCTACCTTTGATCCTTTTGGTTCACATGTCAATACGTAATTAGACTTAGGTATATATCCAAACATTCCATTATGAATGTTATCGTAGCAAGCGCGATTAAATTTAATCATTAGCTTTACTCGTTCACGTTTATCTAGTTGTGAGGGATGTGTTTGATATTTTACTTCCCATCCGACTTCTGCCATGACGGTATCGTTTTCATAATCAATATTTTCAGCAAAGCCTTTTATCAAGCTATCTTTTGGTGAAGCACCAGCATCGATATATCGATAATATAAGTAGCTTGCTTTATTTTGATAGGGAACAATATATGTAATAAACCAGAAAGGATGTGGTCCTATATGTGTTGCCCGCTTTTCAATATGCTTATCTGCAAGAATCAATGGTGTCTTGATTTTATAACCAAGACGCTCCATTGTATTTTCAAACATCAAACGTTTGAGAGCATCAGTTGCTTTCATCGGTTGTTGTAAGTGCGTCTGCTAATGTGTCGATGAGCAGATCAATATTGTTTTTATTATTTTGAATTGAATCATCGTGCTCTTCATCAATGAAATTAGAACGAGCTGCGTGAGCAGAATGCGCTCCAATTAGTTTCATTAGATCAAAATCTATATTTTCTACTTTATGATGTATTTCAACAATGTGCTTTTCTAAAAGACCAATTCTTGCGTCTTTGTCTTTTATATCTTCAGCCATTGAGTAAAATATCATCGCTGCGATTATTTCCATAACTTACTCCTCAGTTTCAACTTGCATGCAGATAGCCTGCACATTCAATGGGAAGTGGCCTTCTTGACCACCCGCATCATAACTTAACATTTCTCTTGCATAAAAACATTCATACATCTCTGGAAACGTGTAACCTGGCCCGTATGCATTTACTGCGTACACATCATTGCCTTGTATCATAATATATATTAGCATCCAAGCCATAATAAATTCCTTTTATAATCAGTGGGGAGTCTTTCCTAGGTGACCCCCCACCTATCTGCATTTAACGTATGCAGCAACCGACTGGGTTATTCGGTACCAGTGGTTACACCGACCTAGAATAGAGAGCGCCTACTCTATCTAGGATTTTATTTTGTAAATGCTGTCTGATAAGTTATACCATTGACAACCCAAGTGATAACAGAATAGTCATACACTTTTTTATTTACATCTCTATACTCAGTGATATCTTCGCACTGTCTCTCATATTTGTAACCAGTAATGACAGTTTCAGTCTTTGGCTTCTTTGCTTTATCGGCTGCAATTACACCACCAATTACTGCACCTGCGGCAGCACCGTTATCTTTATCTGTAATACCTTTACCAAGGATTGCTCCAAGAATCATGCCACCAAGTACATCACCACCGCTGGCACCGCTACCTTGGCGTGTGACTGTACCGTATATAGGCACTTCAACTTGTTGACAAACCTGTTTTGTATAAGGCGTGCTTTCAACTACAGTTGCGTAGAAATCTTCTACACTAGCAGTTACCTGCTCTGCAGCAGCAACTGGAGAAGCGAATGCTACAATGGTCGCTGCTGTGATTAATGTTTTCATATCTTTATTCCTTATTTTATGCAGCTTCTTCAACTGCGGGTACTTCGTCGAAACCTAACATTGCAACATCATACACTTTGCCATCACCAAGATAGAAACGATCGCCCATCATAGAAGATCTAAGACCATATGTTTTGCCACCAACTACTGGAAGTTCGCCAACGACTTCAACATTTTCGTTTTTGTCAGCAACACCTGCAGGATGGCTCCAGCTATCAGCAATATTCTGAGTCCAACGATAAGCATATTCTAAAGCAGCTTTTCTGATGCTAGCATTCTCTTTAGGAACATTAACTACAGCAACTCTTGTGTAACCGTTTCCTTCAAAATCTTTATGATAAACTGTGACTTTCATATGTATTCTCCTTCATTTGATATAACTATACTACACCATTACGAGCCGATTGTACACCTTTTTGTTTTGTTTAAAATCAACTACTTACGCTTTTTTTGTCTAAGTTGTTGAAATCAAACGAAACCTTTTTTTCATCACTATCACTTTTAGTCCACCCTTCTAGAGTACTTATATCTATTCTATCAAAAGGATCGTTATCTATAGGTTTCTCTGACATCTTGCAATGCTCCTTCTATTTGAGGCGGATACTTTCCTGTATAAGTTCCAGCCTCCAACATGTCTTTAGTTAAATAATCCTTGTGTCTATGATCTATGTTGTCCCAATCTTTCAAAATTTTTCGAGCTAGCTTATCGAACTCACTATCTTCTAAGATAGGATCGTCTTGTTCGTAATATGCGTATGCTGCCATAATGTACCAAGGGACACTCATATTGATGTTGCCGTCGACTATGTCGATACACGCATCCTCAATACCTTTTTTGTCCATCGTACAATTCCTTTAATTCCTTTTCTTTATTATGAGCTTCGATCTCCCATGGTCTAGAATCGTAATCCATTTCTGCTTCAAATACTTTTTTTTCAAAAATAATTTCGTCGCCCCATTTTTGTTTCATTCTCCCCGTGAGATACTGATGCACGTGCACCATTTCGTGTAGCACTGTTGAAATCATGTCTTCGAGGGGGATAGATACATCGATGCGGATCGTAAACTCACGATCACCTTCATCCAGAACGTCGCCGTAAACTCCTTGCTTTTCGGTTAACTTTCGTATCGTTCTAATATTTATATAAACAGGCTTCTTGATACGAGGCATGAGTTGTTTCGCAGCAAACATCACTGAGTTAATAATTGCTTTTTGGCGATAACGGGCTGTTTTATTTTCAAAATCAATAACAATCATAATAGTATTCTATACTATTTTCTTGTAAATGTAAACTAGTTTTTTGTTCTAATTTCAACATTTTTTGGCACCGGAAACTTTATGTTTGGGTGCTTATGATATAAGACAAACTGTGTATCTGGAAACTCATTAAACATGTTTTGCCAGACTGGTCTCCAGTTGTTTATTAGTCGATTGTTATTCATATTTGATCTATCTGAATTAAGAAAGAAATCACTATTACTTAATAGATTAAAATCAAACATAGAGTCGAATCCATACATATGGATTTCAGTTGCTTCCATTTTACTTGCTACACAGTGCACTGCCATGTGACCGCAGTTAAAGTCTGTGTAATTTTGTACATATTTCGGTAGAGTTAAGTAGAACCCTTTAATTTGAGATGCAAACTTCATGTAAAAGTCTGGTCTCATCTCCATCCATTTCTTAGGTCGAGCACCAAGAGTCCATTCACCTGGAACTATTACAGATCCTTCATCAATTGCTTTCATCATCTTAAAGTCAACCATAAAGGTTGTGTAAACATTATGAACTTCAAGAGGCGGTAAGTTGCATGTTACTTTAAGTCCCTTTGCGGGTTTATACATTTGTGCACAATCGCCATTACCAATTACATGAGCTACTTTACTCATTTATCATACTCCAAAAATTCATTGCTTTCTCTTATCATTTTTTCAATTTTAAGCTTGCCTTTTCTACCAGTCCAATGCATAATAACGTGGTCCTTTGGCATAGAAGAATCTACTATATCCAGACGTAATGTATTATATTTTCTTGGAAGATCTGTTATATGTATGTGTCTTCTCATTCCATCTTTTACAAGTTCATGAAGGACTTCTTGGTCACCGACTTTAGGGTTTGCTTTAACTGCTGCATACCATTCATCAAGAATGTTAGGTCGATTCTGAAAAGCAACTACACCAGAGTTGTGCCATGTCTCTTGTCTTCGTCTAGACCAAGGAACATCTTCAGCCATTGTAAGTTTATTGGGTTGTATGTAATCAAATATTTCATCTACTTCACCAAGAACTTGGCAATCAGTATCCAGCCAACACACCTGTTCTGCAAGCTTAGATGCTTCGATCATTGCTTTTGGCTTTTTAAACCAGCCGCGTTCATTACCTTCAATAGGTCGAGCTGCAAACACACGTTTCATTTCTTCGGACATGCCAAAGTCATATACAACTAATTTAGTCTTAGTAAATCTTTTTAAATTATCAAAGAACCAGGGTAGCTGCCATTGTGTTTTATGATCACAACCAGTAATGAATATTTTAGATAACTTCATAAGTTTCTCCAAAAGAATGCTTTGCATAACATCCGATAGGATTTTGAATAGTGGAAAACGAGTCTCTTGCTTCTACAGGCCAGGGATAGTATTCTTGTAGGAAAGGAAACGATTCTTTGTTTAAAAATACATCGGTGGGCTGTGCATGCAGTTTAGCCTGCTTTACCAGTGCACGAGCTCCGGCAGGAGTGAGGCGATATGCATGTGCACCAGGGAAATACCTTTTAGATGTTAACAATCCAACCCCTAGAGCCGGCGTATGATATTTTCCATAGGAAGGTTTGCCTAATGAAATTACTTTGTCAAAGAGAAGTGAATCACTTATTGGTTGTACGATAAATGCATCATGCTCGAAGATAGTGTAAGTGACATTATCTTCTATACACTTTTTCCATAAGCTATAATGAGATAAGAAAGCAGCGATACAATTTTCAAGTCTTGAATATTCTTCAATAAAACCATGTGTATCGAGTTCTTCAGCTTCCATCATACGATATACGTTTATGTTTCGAGGAGTAACTGCATCATACATATCAATCTTCATACCGTGCTTAGTGCCAGATTTGACACACCGTCTTGCAGTTTGTACTGATCTTACAATATCAGTGATAGTAATTACAAAATTTTTCATTGTGTTGTAGTACTCTTTAGCTTTTGAACACTAGTATAGAATTTGCGAGTGACACCAAGTTTAGGAACTAATTGATAGCACATGATTGCATCATTAGGCCAGAGACCAAATTCCTTTACGAGACTAATAAGTTTATTAGCACCTTCTGGTTTAATTATATATGCTGAGTTTCCAGCTAAACCTTGTGGAACATTTGCAGGTGCTAAGCGAGGAACTGATTGTTGGTACCTATCATCATTTAAAATAGTTTGATAGTAATCACGTGATTTAAATGTGCAACCTATTGGATTATTAATTCCAAGAATATTAAACTTTGAATCATTCATATTGAAATCAAGTTTTATTGTAAACATTGCATCGTGTTCAAGAATAAGTATTGGCTTATTTAAATTAGAACACATGTTCCATAATCTGTAATGACTCAATGCACAAGCAACTCTTGCCTTTGGACTTCTTGTTTGGTATGCTCGTTTGGTAAGTCCAGAACTAAAGTCAGTGACAGTTCCTTCCCAAGGATAGTTCCATTGCAGTTTATGAGCCAACAGAACTTCTTTTACATCATCTGGTGTAATAGCCTTGAACTTTTCAATTTCAAAATCATTACCAACTCTTTTCGAAGATTCAATTAAATTATTAAATCCTGTTTCAGATATTTCATTATCTTTTATGACAATACTATAAGCAATCATTACTTCTTACCGATGACTGTATACCCTACATTTTTAGTAACACGTTCTAGAACTTTCCATTGATTCTTTGCAGCCCAAGCATTTAATACTTGAAATAAACTGTCATTCATTTTACCATGAAGAATGCTAGTATCATGAGCTATAATATACTTCTTAACGTTTCTACCATGCATGTCTAGTTCTTTTTGTAGATGATTGGGATGATGATAACTATCAATGACTAACATATCAGTCATGTTAATAGCACCGAAACCAGTAGAGTCAGTTTGATTGACAATTAATTCTATATTATTTGTATCACACCATTTCTCTGCAAGAGGTTTGAGGAACTTATTATATTTTGTAAAGTCAATATCTACAAGATAAACTCTGCTTGGTTTACATAACATGGCCACAGAAGCAGTGCCACCTTGGTGTGTACCAAGTTCCATATAACTCTTACAGTCTTTCATGTATTTCGTAATAGCATCATGGATAGCACAGTAGTCTTTACCATGTGCTTCTTCTTGCTGTTCTCTAATAGATTTGTTAAATGTTTTTACGGTCTTGCAATGACCTAGTTCGCTGTTAATCATTTTTCTATTGCTTCTTTTATCATTAAGATATTTTCTTTTAGTTTATCGTTAAACTGGCTTTCAGTTTGACCGTATTTTAAACCTTCGCTCAATCCTCTGGAAAAACTAGCACTCATACCAGATTGACAAGCCAAACGTCTACACGCTTCTTTTGTCGTATATCCACCGCTAAGTCCAACAATCTGCATAACCTTATCGTGTTTCATGATGTCGCTATAAAAATTATCCATGTCTGGTAATGTAAGTTTAAGTATACACTTTCCTTGGAATGCATCTAATCTTTCAGCTAACTCGTCTCGAAGCTTACACTCATATACCGATTTCATAGGATGATCAATTGGAATCTCTGGTTCTACGATTGGCATGAGTCCACCTTTATATACTGTCTCTGCAATAGCAAATTGCTGAGATAATATCATGTCAATATCCTTTACGTCTTTTAGAATACTGCGCATCTTCGTACCAGTGCAAGCATGTTCTTGAGCATAGTCAACCATGTCATCCCATCTAAAATATTTTAGATAACCATTTTCTTCTACACCATTATCAATTTTTAGATAAGCCTGAATTCCTTTTTGTTTTAATATTGGTACCATGCCACGGTCAACTGTATCTTTGTACAGGATTGCTGCCCATATATTATCAGAATTAAACATAGGACTATTCACCATACGCATTCTCATGGCATGAATCTTATCCATCTTATCATCTTCTGTATATTCTTGACCATATCGTTCAAGTACACCGCCGGTACTTCCACCGCTATGATCCATTGCAGCTATAAATCTATTCATAGGTTTCGCCTGTTTCTCTAAAAAAGTTTTCACTCCAAAAAGCTTTATCATCTATCCACACATCATAGTGTTCTTTTTTACCAACACTTAATTCATGAAACTTTGCGCCCCATTTGATTAATTGATTGTTTGTCAAGTTATAATAATCTTTACCACTCACTGCACCGCGAGCTGTCATATACTTGATCGTATGTCCAGCATCGTAAAGTTTATTAATTTTTGTAATTCTGTCATACATTGGAATATGATTTGCGTAGTCTTTTTTACCACCGCTACCTGGAATGATAACTTCTTTACATATCGTTCCATCGATATCTATAACATACTTCACTTAATCACCTCTTCTTTCTATCCATCATTCGGCCAGTTTTCATTAACCGGTAAGTTCCATTCGCTTATTGGTTTATTTGTTATTTGCCATAATGCTTCTTCAGGCCAGTCATCTGCAGTTCTAAACATTATATGAACTAACTTAGGATTCTCTCCTCTATTGTCACCAATCTTAGCGTTAGGATGTGAGCCGACTTTATGCATATAACAGTTCCACTCATTTGGCATTCTCATTAACTTAAAACCTGGTAAATGAATAAACGCTGAAAAGTAATCTTGAAACAATCTATAGAAGTTAGGAAATCCGTTCATATTGTTTACATACTCTTGAAAGGAAGGCCATTCCTTTTTCATCTTTTGTAAACCATTTTTTGATATAACAACAACACCAGTATTGAATACTTCTGGTCTGTCTTTCTCATCTGTAGGATACTTGATACCCCACTTTTGTTCACAAACTCTCACCCATCTTTTATCAATAACACTATTGATTCCACCAGAGTTATATATTGTCCTGAAATAAGGTTGCTTTGGTTCTGTGCAAATACCAGCATCTTCTCCATTTAACATAAACAGATCATCAGCAAGGCCTTCTGTAGGAAAGACATCAATATCAACTAAAGCAACGTTATCATACTTATCAAAAGATTTATCAACTAAAGGATTAGCTGGTTCATAGTAAATAGGAACATTCACAGTTTTACTTGCAATCTCAATGTTATGGTCAAATCTATATTCAGCACCAATACGATCTGCATATTCTTTCATTAGTCTTGTAGAAGCTATAACACCAGGCTTCATAGGACCTTTCCAATATTGATATATTATGTTTGCCATTTATTTCTCCTGATAAATTTCTTTGCTGTCTGCAAAGATGAGTTAATAGCCTGATGCATATCAATGTACGTGTACATTCCACATCTTCCAATAAAAGTCATCTTAGGATTGTTATATTGCTTGGCTGCATATTTTCTATATATGCCCGCATTAACGCCAGTATTATCTTTGACCGGATAGAACCTTTCATAATTGTTTTCTTTATAATCACATGGTTCTTCTGTAGTAAGTGTAGTCATATTAGAATTGATACCGTGAAAAGGATAGTTTTTCCATTCTGTAATTCTAGTGTAAGGACCATCATGTGTAAAATTTACAGTAGGTACAGGTAAGACTTTATTCATCGGTAAATGCGTGTGATGGAACTTTATAGATCTATATGGCAGTTCACCGTATTCATAATCATAATAAACATCAATTGGCATTGAGTTAAATACATGATCATAAAGTTCTTCCATTCTTTTATCAAATGGCGTGTTTAAATGTATAACTATGTTTTGGTGATTTAGAATACTTTTGAACAAAGTTGTATAACCACACAGCGGCATTATTTGATACTCATCATTTGGAAAGTATAACTCGTTATCATCATCACGTATAGGTATTCTTTTTGTAACACTGCTATCTAAATCTTCTAGTTCCAATCCCCACATCTTTCTGGTGTAGGGTCTGTAAAAAGTATCTATGATATTTTCTTCGCCAACAATATCTTTTGTTTCGTTATTGACTGGTAAAGTAACATAACGTCCATCAGAAAGTTGTGCCTTTACTTTATGCTCGTATTCACCGAACCTACCATACATGGTTATCCAGTCATAAACTCTTTTATTATTTGTATGAAATATATGTGGTCCGTACTTGTGAACTCTTATGCCATGTTCATTTTCATAATCATATGCATTGCCACCTACGTGATCTCTTTGATCTATTACACATATCTTATGGCCAGCTTCTGCTAACTCACGAGCAATCGTAGCTCCAGCAAAACCGGCACCTACAACTAATATATTCAAAGTACACCTTCATCTACTAACTGTTGATAGTTTTCCATCTTATCACGCTTTGGTCCTTGAGGAGTAATCTTAGTACGTATATGAATAAACCCTGCCTTTTCTGGGTTAGGAAGAAAACTACATTGACACCACTTCGGATCTAAGTGTGTTTTTCTCCAGTTAATACCTGCTCTTAAAGCTAACACATGAAAGATACCTTCATCTTCAAAGTGGTATGGCAAATTAAAGTTTTCCATCCATGTGTTTGGAGGTGTATTTGCTTCTCTTAGAGCTACCCTTAATTTCTTATTCATTTTATATATTGCACCGCCCCAATAAGGAGATCGAGAAGATGTGATTAAAGGATACTGTTGTACTATTTTTCTATGTAACATCTTCTGTACGGTGTGGTACATTCCAACACCTTGTTCTTCAAAGATATTAATAGTCATGCCTTTAGGTGCAAACATATCAATATCCACCATTAGTACATCATCGTACTCGTCAAACTCTTTTGAGATCATATGTACTTTTTGACAGGGTGCTGTTAGTCTTCGATTGAAAGGTTTGCCAGTAACAAGTTTATATTCAGCTCCAATCATATCAGCATACTCTTGCATGTTCGCCATCGAGAGTTTATCTAACGGCCGCAGCTCGCCATCAAAGTGTTGTAGTACAATATTCACCAAGGTTTGCTTGCCTCAACAACTGCAGAGTGTAACTTACGTATCAAGCCAGGAGTGTCAATACCATTAAAGTCTCTTACTCCAGATTTTCCATAAGGCATTTCTTGTACGTTTTTAAAACCAAGTTCAGTAAGTGTTTCTAACATTTCTTTCTTATACCAAAGATGTTTGTGTTCACCACCTTGATATAAAAGTCCTTCAGCACATTGAAGTTGTTTGGACAGGTGTTCAGTTCCGGGTGGTGCAAACTTATGTTTCAAAATATAAAATTGATAGTAATGTTGTACAAAAGGATGTTCATCTAAGTTTTGATCTTGCCTAAGAAAGTCTACAAAATCCATAGGAGGCCACACAGTACGAATGATACCACCTGGCTTCATTACTCTATACATTTCTTTAAAAAAGTTTATGCCTTCATCTTTTTCTAAGTGCTCAACAAAGTGTTCACTATAAACTGCGTTATACTGATCATCCATAACTCCCTTCATTGGAAGCTTACGCATATCATATACCATACAACCAGGAGTAGGTACATCTCGTACACTATCCCAATTCAATCCTCTGTTTGCATTTGGAGCGATTTCTAAATATCTCATATTACCAATTCCATTAGTCGCTCAATATCTTCTCCTTCATTAGGAATTAAATCTTTATGAAAGAAATGTAAGAAGTGAGCCTGTTGCATCTTCTCATGTGGTATAGCATTGAATAAGCCATTCCACTTCCAATGAAGATGTTTTTGTTTCATCTTTTCTTCTTTTACCCAAGTGTTCAGTAGTGTTTGATCCGTAGACCATTTCCACGCGCCTAATCCATCAATGAATCCTTTGAACTTTGCACGCATTAAAAACTCTCGAGGAGTTTGACCACGTAAATACTTTTGTATTTTTTTACTCATTAACATCATACCCATGTTATAGAACTCAGCACCATGATGATTCCACTTCCAATCAACGTGCTTTAATGATCCATACTGCATATGAGAATAGTTTGTAATTTTGTCGAAGTATCTTTGAGTTAGTGGCATCTGTCTTTCTATAACACCAGCAAATTCAGTGTCTTCATCTAACTCGTCAAACAGGTTAGGACTGTTTGGCCTGATCCATATATCACCATCTACAATCGCAATCTGATCATAACGATCAAAGTATGCAAATGCATTTTCTTTTTCATATATTGGTAGAAAGCCGCCATGTTTACCATAGGACTCTTTGCTGCGATTAGTAGCAAATACATCTGGTTTGATTCTTAGGATAGGTTCTCTTTGTATAACATGATCAATGCCATGTTCTTCACAGTAAGTAGCGACAGACTTTGTACAGTGGTCGTATAATCTTTTACGAGGTCCTGTGTATACCTGATAAATTAGTCTCTTCATAGTAACTCACGATTTTATTTGCGATAACTAATGCATTCTCAAAGTTTTTTCGAAAACGATTCTTCTTAGCTCCGGTTTCAATGAATGCATATAGATTATCTATAGTACCATTATAATGGCTCAGCTCATAAGACTTACGATACCTTACGATTTCTTCCCATTGACTACGAAGTGTAAGTACTTCACCTAGCGACATATTCATAGATATCCTTCCATGTTGCAAATGTTGGAAACTCGTCATTATTCATATTATGAGCATGTTCTACCATAATACTTTCGAGTCCTAGTCGATCACCTGTTTGTGCATTTAATAATTTATCTTCAATCCAAAGAAGACCAGAGTCACGATAAGGTTCTAGCACTTCATCTTTATCTTCACCAGTGTCACAAAAGATAAATTTAGTAAAAGCGGTTTCACCAAATAATTTTTTACAATTTTGAATACGAAGCATCTGAGCATGTTCGTTATTTGAAAGAGCGGTTATCATATGAAACGTATAACCATGTTTACGGTGAAGAAGATCTACATAATACATAGCATCACGAAGAGGAGGTAAGAATCCCATAGCAGCAGATTCATTGAACTGTCTAACTAATCTTCTACTTATAGATGATGGAAGATTGTATCGATCTTTCATATCATAGTATTGTTGACCATCTTCAACTATTTTATAACCTTGTGTTTGCATCCAGACATTCATGGCGTATTCCCAATTCATGAGAACACCATCGCAGTCAGTAAGTATCACCCGGTTTAAATTGTCTATCATTATATTCTCCTTCATTATAGTAGTATTCTACCATATTTTCAGAAGAATGTAAATAGTTTTTTTCGTTTTTAATATATTTTTTTATTCTAAAATCTTTATGAATAGATTGTTTCTTATGTTTTCCACGTTTTTTATTACGAGAATCAAAGCGACTGAACTTAGCCATTAGATTTTTTCCTGTCCGAAGTTGCGTGTGTTTTCAATTTCAGCTGCGAATTCTGTGTATCCGCCTATATGTTTATCATTCCAAAATATTTGAGGAACCGTTCGAGCTCCAGGCAATATTTCTGTGAGTTCCTGAAGTTTCCTTGGTCCATCAACTAAAATGTATTCGTACTCAAGTGCATGTTGTTCTGCGAGTGCTTTTGCTCTATCGCACCATATGCACCTTGGTCCTCCCCAAATTGTTATCATTAATCGTATCCTAACATTTCTTTTGTCATAATATAATCTCTCACCATTCCTGATCTTACAATGTCATCCCAACCAAACTGTATGATTGAAAAGTTTTTCATTTGTTCTAGTATTGCCATGAACTTAAATAAACCATCCTTTTCATCTTGAAACTTAAAGTCAGATTGTTTATAATCACCGCAAAATATAATCTTACTGTTACGTCCTACTCGTGTAATAACTGTATCAAGTTCATGGAACGTAAGGTTCTGCATCTCATCAACAATAATAATAGAATCATCAAACGTGGATCCACGAATAAATGATGTAGATTCAAATTCAATTTGTCGAGCTGTTGTGAGTTTGTTATACGCTCCTACATCACCAAAGAGTTCAGCACAAATATTCTTATATGGAATATTGTACATGTCCTTTTTTTCTTCTGCGGTACCTGGAAGAAATCCAATGTCTCTTGTTGGTACAACAGATCTAATTATTACAATACGACGGAAAAAAGAATCTGAATCAAGAAGTTCTTCTAGCGCCATATAAAGAGCTATAAAAGTTTTACCTGTGCCTGCAGTTCCAGCTAATACCAGATTATCGTCATCTTCCCACGATTCAAAAGCAATCTTTTGATTTTCAGTAATAGGTTCATACTCTAACAAATCATCAATGCGAACTGTAAGAGAGTTGTTCTTACTTAAACGTTTACTCATACTATGTTTTTATTGTGTTGCTACGGCCTGATCCGGATTTCACTTTATTCAAAACTTCTTTCCATCCATCATCTGTTTTGCTCAAAGTACTTCCTACACCTGATACAATCTTTGGTGTACTTGGTACTTGAATTACGTCTGGCATAGCGTCTAATATATCTTGTAATTCATCCCAGGTACATATAGTGTCCCAGGTTTCTTGAGTCTTAGTATCTTTCAATGTATATGAGGGCATAATATTCTTTCTGTAAATCGGCCGACTAGTCGTGCTAGCCGACCGTCTACCTCCTATTGCAATGCTTGTTGTTTCTCAGTGATGAAGTCTTCGAGATATTCTCTCTTTCGACTTATTTTAGTAGCTAAATCAATTTTGCCTTTCTGTTTGAGCTTGGTGATATAGTTTTCTAATTCAATAACATCTTGTTTAAGTCTATCAAACTGAGCAGTCAATGCAATCTCCTATTGTTATTTTTTTACATGATTATTTTACGATAAGTTTTGGAAAAGCCTCCTCTACAAGTTTCTTGGTAATTCCTTTTGCTAATGCTTTCTTATCTTTCATAAGAATAAGAAGCTCAGCGTCTTTTGGGTGAATACCTTCAAGGATATCAATGAACATACGTTCACGTTTAAATCCCATCATCTGATCACCCACAAGTCCTTTAACGAAGTATTTAAACTTCTTGTGTTGATTGTGTAATGTGGAAGGTACAGTTTCTTCTTTGGCTGGTTCATACGGAGGATCACCAGGTGGTAATGACCACTGGACCAAATCATCGTATGTGCCGCGGAGTAAGTCTTTTAAAGCCCAAGACTCGTTTTCACGAAGGACGTTTATTCTATCCTGTTTCGTTTTTGCTTTTGAAGCAAGTTCAATTACTTCATAAACGTTTATAGTTCTAGTTTTAGTAACCATCTAAATAAAGTCCTCAATATCTTCAATCAATCTCTTGCATCGTTTAGCCACTAGGTAAGGAAAGACCTTGCCTTTATTATCATGTGTATCTTGGCTTTCAAATGTATTTATAATTTCGTTTTTTAGAACATCAGGTGTTTCATTTAGATCAATCAATTTTTTGTTACGTAAAAAATTACGATATATTTCTTGTCCTTGTGATTCAGGATTTTCTATTAATTGATCCAATAGTTTTTGTCGAAGAGGTGTTTGACGTGTACCTTCTACGAATACATTATCGCCAGACAAAACATTAGGTACACCGTCAGATGTATCACCTCTTAGAATAAGTTCCATTAACTGTTTCCTAGGATGTTCTATTTTTATATATTTCTTTGTCATAGGAGAATACTGTGACACATTGTCAAATTTTTGCAATTGTGCAAAATCTTTATCAGCAGATATAATCATAACTTTTTCGTATTGACCAAACTCCTGCGTATTGTAACAAAGCTGGCCAATAATATCATCAGCCTCGCATCCTTCGATCTTTAGTGTTTTATAGGGGAAGTGATCGCCAAGTTCTTCAAACACTAGATTAGTGATACGAAATACTTCGTCCCAATCCATACTTGATTTCTTACGGCCAATTTTACGAGCTGCTTTGTAATTAGGAAAAGCTTTGTATCGCCAGTTGTTACCTGCGTCAGAAGCAATAACAACTTCGCCAAAGTCTTTATGAAAACGTTTACGGTACATACGAATACTATTCAGAATCATATGCCTAATAAGGTTTTCATCTATGTCAAGCTTTTGAGTAACAATGTTTCCAATAGCTATTCCATTATAATCAATAATAATCATTACAAACTCCATTCATATTAAGTTTATTCTACCACAGTTTCATCCAATTGTAAACCTAAAATATGCTTTCGATGTATTTTTCCTCCAACAAATGCGTTATAGTATTCTTCTGGTTTAAGTAATACATCGAGTTCAAGTTGATATTTCATTTCATAGTAAGAACATTGTCCTTTGGTCTTACATAACATAAGTATTTCGCGATGAAATGCATCAGCGCCATTCTCTTCTACGAGTAATTGCACTTCTTTGCTAGATCCAAAATACTTACGCCAGTCAGATTCAGTTCTTGTCCTGACTCTACGTTTTCTTTTTTTAGTTTTTGGTAGAACTTTTGGTTTCCAGAAAAACTTCTTACCGATATATTTCATACCAGTTGCTTTTTCTGTTATTTGATACACGAATCCTTGATACTCTTCTGGAGTCTCGTCAAATTCTTTTCCATTATAATGCCACATAAGGCTATTTATTAATCGTCTTCAGTTTCTTCAAATTGTGATTCTTCACCACACATCGGGCAGAATATTGGAATTTCATCTCCTTCTTCTAATAAGACGTAAGTTACCATGTCACAAACGTCGCACTCGGTCCAATATTCTTTATCCATAGCTTACCTTACATTTTTTGTAGTCAAGTATAGGATTAAGAGTTTTATAATCTAAGATTTTATTTAACTTCCCCATCCAGCAAACTCCCCTCTGTTTTGCATTCTCACATACAAAGATCTTCATACTTTGTAGTATGTTGTCTATGTTTACTTTTGTCTTCTTTGTTTTTTCGTTTTATATCGTATGGCCATTCGCCTTCAACTTCGAATCTTGATTTATTATGCCAAGCCCATTCAATACTACTAAAGAATGGATAGCCTTTAGATCTTAGAAATTTGAACCATTCTATCATACGTCTTGTTTTTCCTGTTTAATAGATTCTAGAATATCTTTTATTTGTTCCATTTCAAGACAATTTGCTAATTCTATAGGCATTGGTTTACCGTATTCTTCATTTAACTTTTGAGCGATGCGTAATCTTTGAACAGGATCATTAAGTGCATTCATACATTCTTGACGAGTCTCGAATGTAGGTGTGGTGAATATATAAAAGTCACCCATCATAGTTCCAAATAATACTACTACCATCCAACTCATGTTCTGTTACCTCTCAAAGCAAAGTACAAACCACCAACCCATAACAGTACATGAAAGTTATCATATAATAATACATCAACAATACTTTCGGGTTGACTGGTCCATATCACACCAGTAATTATACTACAAATAGTAATTCCACTAAACCTTGTTATAATATCATAGAGTTCTCTCCATGCTTTTATTAACACAGCTCCACCTACAAGTAATCCAAGACCAGCACCTATTTCACCATAGATGACAAACCACCA